TATTGATGATGAGTTTTTAGAATGGTTTGTAAAGAATCCAAGTTGTGAGTATGCTGAAGTTGAAAAATACTTTCACGAAGTTGGAGATACTTTTGACTATGAAATCATCATTCCACAAGAAGAACCTAAACTTACAAATGTTTGTATAAAATGTGGTGTAGATTTATATTATGCAGATAATTTTGCTTGTCAAGAACATCCTAAAAATTGTAAAGGTATTCATCTTTCAGAAGAAACTTTAAAAGAAAGAGCATTAAAAGAAGAACCTAAACAATATTCAAAAGTATTATCAGAAAATGGAAATGAATTATTTTTTGATAAAGATGGTTACTTGTTAAAAGAAGAACCTAAACAAAAAACACTTGAAGAATCTTGGGAAGATATTTCAAAAGAATTTGAAATATTTTACAATAAACAAAATCAACTTTACAGAATAGAAAATACTCCTACTTATTCTTTTTTTATATTTTTAAAAGAGAATTACACTTTACCAACAAAAAAAATTACAGTAAGATGAAAGAAACACTTGAAGAAGTTGCACAATGGGTTATAAATAATAGATATGCAAAAAGTGAATTAGAAAAAGTTTCTGATTTTGAAATGTATAATACTATAATTGACAAAGGTTCTAAATGGCAACAACAGAATAGTTATAGTGAGGAAGAATTTGCTATTGGATTTGCAGAGTGGTTCACAAACGAACAATCTCCCTATTCTATTATGAACGGCAATCAAGAGGTAAGATTTTCAGATTTCAGAAAAGAGTACACAGCAAAAGAACTATTAGAAATTTATAAAAAAGAGAAAGGATTATGAGTTTTGAAACTTGGTTAGACGACAATTATCCGTACAAGAATAGAAATTTTAAAAATGAAATTCTTTACGCAAAATCAAAATTTGATGAAACTTATTTATATCACGAATTATTAGAAATTTTTACAAATAAAATTATGACACCAATACACTACGATTCAGGACAAGAGTACGATCTTATCGATGTTGCACTTAATTACAACCTTAATTTTTTCCGATTTAATGTGCTAAAATACATTTGTAGAGCTGGAAAAAAACAAAACGAGTTACACGATTTAGAAAAAGCAGTTGATTACCTCCAGAGGGAAATTAAAAATATTAGAGAAAACCAATTAAAAGAAATAGAAAAATGATTGCAGTAATTACAACAGACAAAAAAGTATTTAATTTATACTTACAACAAGAAAACCTAACTTTTATGGATGCTAGGCAAATTTGCCGAAAAGAAGATTTAGATAATACAATTTATGATGATATAATTGATTTAGATCCAAAGTCAAATGTTACCGACTGGGTGCGAGATAGAATAAAAAGTAAAACATTAGAAAATAATTAATACCTTTGAATTATGAAACGAATAATTTTATTACTAGCAATAGCATTATCGAGTTGCTCAGCAGAAAAAGAAACTTGTTCCTGTACTGCAAAATATTCTCTAGGTAATGGACAAAGTTATTTAGTTCCGAACAACCCTATTGATTGCGATACAAAACAACCTACTAAGTTAGCACAAAGCGGTTACTTCGTTGGATGCATTGATTAACTAGAAAGTAAGATAAAATGCCAAAAGAGGGAGATATAAATAATCCGAATGGAAAGGGAGGTTTTGCTGATAATCCACAAAACAGAGCTAATGGTAGATGGTCTAAAGATACTTCTATTAGTTATTGGTATAATCACTTAATTCGTTTAGATTTGAAAGAATTTAAAGAGTTTAATCCTACAACAATGGCGCAAGACCTAGCTTATAAAGCAGTTGTTGAAGCACAATTAGAATTAAATTATTTAAAAGAAATTACAGATAGAACAGAGGGCAGACCTAACCAACAAACCGATATAACCACAAACGGAAAAGAGCTAACTGTTCCTACGACTATCCAAGTGGAAATAGTAAAACCTGATGAAGATTAAAGGAACGCCAGTATTTCAAAAGAATTGGGAAGCATTAAATAGCAACCAATACAAATACATAATCAATAGCGGTTCTTCTCGTTCTAGTAAAACCTTTTCAATTATTCAAATATTTTGGATATTGGCGTGGACTAAAGAACGTACAAAACTAGCAGTATTTAGAAATACTAAAAAAGACTGCAAAGATACAATCTTACAAGATATGCTTAAATACTATCCTACTTTAGATAATTGGGATAGTATTAAGTATAATAAAACAGAAAGTACTCTGACATTTCCAAACGGTTCAACAATCTTTATTGAGGGGACAGATGACGAGTTAAAAGTACACGGTTATCATTCGGATTACCTTTGGTTTAATGAAATCTACAAAGTACCTTTAGAAGTGTTTAACCAATTAGATATGCGTTGCAATGGTTCTGTATTTCTTGACTATAACCCTATTGGCATAATGTGGAGCGATAACTTACTAAAGCAAGACAACGCAATAGTAATTCATTCTACATTTAAAGATAATCCTTTTGTCCCTTTAGAGCAGAAAAAGAAAATACTATCTTATGAGCCTACCGAGTACAATATCGAGCAGAAAACCGCAAGTGATTACCTTTGGACTGTTTACGGTTTAGGTTTAAAAGCTGAAAAACCTAATAGGATTTTTAAAGGTTGGGAAACAATGAGCGACAAGATGTTTTATGATTTGCCTTATCCAATGTATTACGGTATGGATTTCGGATTGTCAGCTCCGAGTACAGTTATAGCAATGAAATTTGATGGCGATAGGACTTTTTTCTTTCACGAATTACTATACAAGCCAATGAATAAGATGCAAGGCACGTTATCAGAGGAATTAATTAATCTAGGAATAGATAAAAGATTAGAGTTAATTTGTGATAGTTCAAACGAAATAAACGAAACAGAGGGTAGAAAGCTAAGAAATAGCGGTTTTAATGTAATATTTGCTCTCAAAGGAAAAGGAAGTGTAAAGTCTGGAATAGAGTTATTACAAAAGAAAAAAGTAATTTATACCAATACCAGCACTAACTTAGAAAGCGAATACGAGCAGCATTCGTGGCGTGTAGTACAAGGATTACAACTAGACGAACCCGAACAAGGGAACGATCACGCTATTGACGCTTGTAAATATGTTGCGAGTTGGTACGCAAGAACAAGAAGATTAACATAAAAAAATAAATTAACGTTGTATTATATTAATTAATATATTTGCATTAACTATGTGAAGTTGCATAGTACTCAAATGGAACGAAAAGACAACACAACACTAATTAAGCCTATGCTATATTGATTTATGGTATAGGCTTTTTTTATTAATATGGTAACAAAATCAATTAGTTTATTTGGGCGTGAACTTGTAAGAGTTGAGCGTAATAGAGCGGGAGAGTTTACCTATACTTTTTTAGATGGTGGCAACGACTTCGTTAATAGTGAAAAGTATTTAGCTACATCGCTAGAAAACCCAGTACTAATGACAGTACTTGCTTTACGTTCTCGTTTGTATTCTCAAATGGAAATTAAACACGTTGACAAGAATAATAAAATAATTGAAAATAGTCCTTACTTAACTTTATTAAGACAACCTAATTACTTCCAAAGTCAAGAGGATTGGCTATTTCAACAATCGTGGTTCTTAAGTGTTGGCGGTACTAATTTCATTTATGAGCGTAAAGCATTTACAAATGAAATACCAAAAGCATTATACAATCTTATTCCTGCTGAAATAGATTTCAATCAATCACACAAGATTAATAAATGGATAACCACACAAGCCGATAAAAAAGCCTTCGGGGAACGTTATATTAAATATACTTTAGACAATACCATTTATAACATTAAACTTAGTGAGTTAATTCCTTTGTACGATATGGCAAACGGAATGACTAACAATAGCTTTTTTAGTAGTCCAAGTAGAGTTAAGGGTATTAATAAAATATTGCAAAATATCGATGCTAATTTAGCTAGTAAGAATAAAAACTTACAAATGAGTGCTAAGTATCTCAGTCAAAACGAAAGCACTGGAAATGAGGCGCAAATTAGAGATGATGATCGTTTAGATATTGAGCGCACCTTTAGCCGTAAGGATTTGTTAATTACCAATGCTAATATAAAAGTTCAGCATTTAGTTAGCGATATGAAGCGGTTATTTTTAGATGAGCAGTTTGCAGATGATGCTAACAAAGTGTTATTAGCTTTTGAAATGAATAAGAACGTACTTAACTACTTTGCTAAAGATTCAACTTTTGAAAACCAAAGCGAGGGAATTATAAGCTACATTCAAAATTCAATCCAAACAACTGCTAAAAATACAATGAACTCTTTATCTAGCCAATGGGGATTGATTGAAAAAGGCGAAAGATTAGTAGCGAGTTATGACCATTTAGCAAGTATGCAACCCGTTGTAACTAAAAAGATAGCTTCATTTACTGAAATGCAAAATGCTATTAAGATAGCCATTGAAAACGGTACAATGACAACCGATGAGGCTAAGAAAATGAGCGATGATTTTAAAACTAAATTAGGATTGTAATGGGAACGAGATTGACTTTATACGAGATTAATAAGCAGTTACATAAAAAAGATTTAGACGATAAGTTGAAACAATCTTTGGAGGACAAAAAAGAAATATTGTTAAAAGATAAAGAAGTTAAGAAATGATTTACTGTAAAGAACTAAAAAAAGAATTTGCTAATAAAGCAGACCTTTTCAAAGAATTGGTAAAAAATGAAGTTGAAATAACTGAACTAAAAAAGGGTGCTTTAAAATCAACTGATAATGTTTCTATTTTTGGAATTAAAGACACTCAATGTATTAAGGCTTTAAACTTTGTTAAAGATGGTTTTGTATATCCAGTAATCAACACGACTAACTATTTTGATTCTCACGGTGATGTACACTTTCCTAATTTATGGAATAAAACATTGAAAGATAAAGCAAAGAGAATTTTTTACGTTCTTGAACACGAATTAGAATTAGATAGTGTTATTGCTTTTCCAAACGATGTAAACGCATTTGTTAAAACAGTAAGCTGGTCAGACTTAGGTAAAGATTATTTAGGAACAACCCAAGCGTTAATATTTGAAATATCTAAATCAAAGATTAAAATCGATAAAGTAGCGGAGTTATTTAATGAACAAGTAAACTTTGAGAATAGTGTAAGGATGCGTTACATAAACGTAAATCTAGCAATTAACTCAACAGATGCAGACTACGAAAAACAAAAAGCACTTTGGGATGCTAGAATTGATTTAGTAGCTAATAAAGACGAAGCTATTAAGAATGGTTATATGTGGTGCGTTGATGAGGCTAGTATTGAAAAAGAAGGTAGTCTTGTACTGTTTGGTTCAAATGATGCAACTCCAGTAATATATCAAAAAAGTGATTCATTAACTAAGTGTGACAGTTGCGATGAAGAAACAGAAGATTACGAAGCCGAGAATGGAGAAATAGTTTGCAAGAAATGTGGAAATAAAAAACCAAAGCCGAAGAAAAGCACTTTGGATAATATAGAAGCCGAGAAATCACTTCAAGCCGAGCAAAATGCTCAAAAAGAATTATTAAAACAACTATTAAAGAAATTTTAAAGATGGAAGAAATCATTAAAGAATTGGGTCTAAAAATTGACGCAATGAAAACAGAAACAGTTTCTAAAGTAGAGCTTATTGAAATTATGTCAAAAGTTCAGCAATTGGAAACAGAAGGTGCAGAAGTAAAAACGCTAAAAGCAAACATTGAGGAATTAGCGTTAAAAGTTCTTGACCTTGAAACTAAAGGAGTTCAAAACAATGTACCTGAAAGTTTAGGTACTTTGCTTACTGAAAAAGCAGACGAACTAAAAGCAATGAAAGACAAGTCAGGCGCAAGTGTTAAAATCACTTTCAAAGCGGTTGGTACAATGGCACTTTCAACTAACACAACTGGACAGATTCCACAAGCTGAGAGAGAAGCTGGAATTACTAGAATTGTAAGACGTAACCCTTTCATTTTAGAATTGGTTAACGTTGGTTCTATTATGTCAAACGTTTGGGAATGGGTTGAGCAAAAGAATGCAGAGGGTGGCGCAGCTATGACTGCAGAAGCTGCTGCTAAATCTCAAGCTGACTTTGATTTAGTTGTTGCAAGTGCTAACGTTAAGAAAGTAACTGCTTACATCAAAATCACTAAAGAGATGCTTGACGATGTGCCTTTGATGCGTTCAGAAATTGACCAAGAGTTGACTGAATTGATTAACTTAAAAATTGATGAGCAATTATTGAGTGGATCAGGTTCTGGTGCTAACTTAACTGGTATTATCACAAACGCTACTGCGTGGGCGGCTGGTGCTTTTGCTTTGGCTATTCCAACACCTACAAAATGGGATGTTTTGAGAACTGCAATTAACCAAGTTCGTGTTAATTTGTTTGAGCCTACTTATATCGTTGTACATCCAACAGATGTTACAGGAATGGAATTGTCTAAAGATTCAACTGGTCAATACATTATGCCTCCATTCGCTGCAGTTGATGGTACTATCATCAGCGGTATTCGTGTAGTTGCTAATACTGGAGTTACTATTGATAAATTCCTAGTAGGGGATTTCCAAAAAGCTGGTGTTCGTTTCAAAGAGGGATTGACTATTAACGTAGGTTACGAAAATGATGACTTTACTAAAAACTTAGTTACAATTTTAGCAGAAGCTAGATTGGTGCAAAGAGTAAAATCAAATCATTACGGTGCGTTTGTGTACGGTGATTTCAGCGATGCGATTACTGCATTGACTAAAGCATAGTATTATGGGATTTTTGCAAGATAGTACGGTAGAAGTTACTTATAATGGTAAAACTACACGAGTAGCTAAGCAAGATGCTCATTTGTACGAGGCTAAAGAAACAAAAGTAAAAAAAGAACCTAAAACCAAAGAGTAATGTCAATTTGTACTATTTCTCACTTTCAACAGTCAAATGAATTATACATTCCGTTAAGTGTAGCCGATCCCGTATCAAATGCGAATGAGGCTAGTACTGACAATGTGGACTATTTGACTAACTTAATTGCTAGAGTTGAGAAAAACATACTATTGAACGCTTTAGGTTTAGCGACTTATAACACACTTCAATTGGCTATATCGGATGACTTTGTTAATCCGATATACGCCTCTTATAAAAAGCTAGTACAAGGTGATGAATATGATAGTAAAATATGGGTTGGATTAGAGTACGATTATTCTTTGATAGCTTATAAAATATTTGAGGAGTTCACAACCCAAACGGCAAGTAGATTGTCAGCAGTTGGAGCAGTAACGGTTAATCCACAAGGAGCGCAATTGATTTCGCCTAAGTATATTATTGCAAATGCAAACGCTAATTTTTTAAGACAGTATCAAGGCGGTTATTTAAACGAGCCTATCATTTCGGATGATGGTTTGTTTGTTGATTGGTTTGGTTATCAAGATGAGTTAAACGTTTCAATGTATCGGTATTTAGTAGATAAGAAAGCGGACTTTGTAGATTGGAGCGAAGAAAATTTTAGACCAAGCCAAGACTTTAAAAATTCATTTGGGATATGATAGTATTTGAAACTTCGATTGATGCGATTGTAAACGTTTTGCCACCGAGTATAGATGCTAAAAGCGTGAGCCGTTCAATTCAGTTTGGATGGGGTACAATAGAAGAACTTAATAAGTACTTACTACTACCCTCAAATCGTTCTAAATACCCTTTGATATGGCTAACAACTGGAAAGGATAAAAACAACCTTAGAGAGCCTAATGTAACACGTAGAGCAAGGTTAATCTTTGCAACACGTTCAGCAAACTCAAGCGAGTTAAACCGTTATCAATTTAGAAATGACTTCGATGTTATTTTGCAACCAGTACTAGATAATTTTTTATACGCATTAAGCAATAGCGGAATAAGTATGTATGATAATACAGACTTTGAAACTGAAAGACTGCCTAATTATTCGGTAGAGTTTAGCGGAGAAAGCCAAGCCAAACAGATTGCAGTTTGGAACGCTATAACGCTTGATGCAACAATTACAATAAACGGTTCAACAAACTGTTTAAAACAAATTTTTTACAACAATTAAATCATAAAATATGATAGCAATTAATCAAAAAGATTGTGCAACATCAATCAAAAACTTAGGACTTGCCGACTGTATTATTCAGAACGGTAGAGTTGTAGGTAAGATTCTAACTTCGCCAGATTGGTCTATTGACACAACAAGCGGAACGTTAGATTTAGCAGCGGTTAACGACTTAATCCAAGATGGTACATTTATACCGGTATTGGGTGCAGTTGAAGCGGTAAACGGAACGCCAGAGGCTACAACAGAGGAATTTCAAGGCGGTGTTATGTCGGTTGTTCGTAATGGACTACCAATGTTTACCTTTAAATTCTTAAAAGGTTGGGGTTATGCAAGAGCGTTATACTCTTTAAACTCTTTTCAACAATATAAATTGTTGTTAGTTCACGAAGATGGTAGCATTTCTGGAACAGTAAACGGAACTACTTTTAGCGGTTTTAGTTTAGGAATGTTGAATACTGGTACTTATTTCTTTACTGATGGTTCAGTAAGTGGATATGTTAATACAGTAGTTCAAATGACTAGTACAGATGAATTTAATCTTAACGCTGCAACTATTGACAGAAGCGCATTAGGATTTGACGCAAACCAATTACAACCAGTAACAGATATTGTTATGACTGGTAGAGCAGACGCATCAGAGGGATTAGTTTACTTCAAAGCTAAATTTGCAATGAACCAAGCACAAAACTTAGGTGGAATTGCAATTGCTAACTTAAAAAGTACAGTTAACGGAACGGTTGATACTATTACTGCTTTGTCTTTGAGTTACAACTCAACCACAGAGGAATGGAGTTATGAGCCTACTGCAACTTTAGTAGCAGCCGATACTGTTACAGTAGAGTTAGTGGATGGTGCTATTACGGTGGCTAAGATTGGTACTAGATACTATAAAGGAAAGACTGCAACGATTGTTACAGTAGCCTAAGTTTAACCTACTTAAAAAATTAACCTATCAATTTACATTGGTAGGTTTTTTTGTTTATATTTGCAATAGAGAAGTAATTAATTAATTGGGAATGAGAAGCAATCTATATTTATGGGTTGCTTTTTTTTATAAATCAAACATTATGGAAATATTCGGCAGACACATATTTGGAAGCGATGCACAAGAGTTTATTGATTTGTGCTTTGAGGATCAAGTGGCTTATATTGAAAAGTACACTACACAAAGAGATAAAGAGCAAATTAAACTATTGTTAGATAACATCGCAATAAGTAAGGTTGATGAATGTTTAGATTGTAAGAAACAAAGAGAAAGCTATGGCAGTAATATCAGCAAAGGAGTGGTTACAGAGGTCGAAGTCAGTAGCGAAGATAGAAGTTTTAAGAGAGTTAGTAAACGAGGAGCTAACAAAAGAGGAAAGTAATCTTAAGCTACTAAAAGAACAAGATTATTTGCAAGGCGATATTTTTGGAGATGGTCGTTCTTATGCTTCATACAGAAGTAAGTCTTACGAGCAAGAAAAAAGAGCAAGAAACCCTATTGCTGGTGGTAAAGTAGATTTAATAAATACTGGTGCTTTTGTAGATGCTATGTATTTATTGAAGCAAAGACAAGGGCGTTATTTATTTGGAAATAAGGATAGTAAAAGAAATATATTAAAAGAGATTTACGGTGATAATATATTTGGTCTTAATCAAGCCGTATTTGACAAATTTCAAAAAGAAGTAATTGCTCCTAGATTTATTCGAGCCATAAAGTTAAAAGCTAATTTATAATGCCAAAGTACGATTCTATAAAAAATATTCCTGCTGATGTATTCTTTGAAATAAAGAAAACAAATAATTTGCAATTGCTCAAACCTAAACCTAGAGAAAAGGATTTAGATAAAGTTTTTGAAATAATAGACGATGATTTCTTTACACGTTCTAAGAATGCAGAAGCGAAAAGATATTTAGAATTATTCTCTACTATAAATTACCTTAACTTTAAAATAGCAACTCTTAAGACTACTTTACATTCATATTATTACAACGAAACTAATTTAGAGATGCGTCAAGGATTAGCGGATGCATTAAAAGAGGGATACAATATTGATTTAGATTTAAAAGTTCCATTCGGTCAAGAAGTGCTAAGGATTTTAAATGTAGAGATTGGAGCGATTAAAAATGATTTAGTTGAAGCGCAAACGGAATTTGACAACTTAATTAAGAAAAGTCAATCACAATCTAGCTTTGATTATTTTAAATCTATTGTTGATTTGAGTACTGCTTTGCCTAATAACTCTTTGATAAATGACAGAATGACTTTATTAATTTACGTTGAGTTATGTAATAAGGCAAAAGAGATTAGCGACAAACACGAGAATGAAAAAATATTATCTAAAATGCGTAAATAATGGCAGACTTTGTTGAAATATTATCGCCTAAGGCACTAGAGGACTTAAGAATTGCGAACGTTGAAGTATTGACACTTATATCTAATATGGATAAAGTAGGGCAGTCAATGAAGAAAGTAAGCACTCCAAGCGGTGCTAATGATGCAGTTGCTGATTTAACTAATAAATATAAAGAGCAAGAAAAGACTATTGCATCTTTACAAAAGCAATTAATTGCATTAGAACAAGCCAAACAACGTTATGCAAAATCTACAAAGACAGAAACTCAATTAATTTTAGATCAAGCCAAAAGCTATCAATCATTAGCAGTACAAAAAGATAAGGCAATTGCTCAAGCGGTAAAAGAGGAACAAATGTTAGCTAAGGCTAATTCATTATACAACCAAACACAACAAAAAGTCAATCAGTTAACCGCTACTTATAATGACTTAGCAATTAAAAAAGAACTTGGTGGCAAACTTACCAATTCAGAAATAATTCAGCTATCTAAACTTACATCTGAATTAAATGTTTATCAATCGGCACTTATAAAGGTTGATAAAGATATTCAAAAGAATGGTAGAAATGTAGGTAATTATGCTAGTGGATGGAATGGACTTTCAAACTCTATTAATCAATTAAGTAGAGAAGCCCCAGCGTTTGCAAATTCGGTTCAAACTGGTTTTATGGCATTATCTAATAACTTGCCTATTTTATTTGATGAAATAAGCAAAGTAAAGAACGCTAATAAAGAACTAATTGCACAAGGTCAGCCAATTAAAAGCACTTTTATGCAAATTGCTGGTGCTATTTTCAGTTGGCAAACTTTATTATCAGTTGGCGTTACTGTTTTAACGCTGTATGGTGCTAAAATATGGGATTCAATTAGCGGTTCAAAAGCCAAAAAAGAAGCGTTAGAAAAAGAAAAGAAAGCGATTGAGGATAAAGTAGAATCGGAAAAACGTCAAAATGAATCAATAGGTCAGTCAATAGCTGCTGAACAAAACAGAGCAAGGATATTGTTTGAAATTGCTAAAAATAATGAAGTAAGCGATAAGAAAAGAAACGAAGCGTTAAAAGAATTACGTGAGCGATATGGAAAATATTTAACAGACTTAACAAACCAACAGATATTAGCGGGAGAAACCGCAAAGCAAGAAGAAAGGTTAAACAACGCCTTAATTGGTCGTGGTTATGCTTTGGCTACTCAAAACTTATTAGAACAAAACGCAACTGCTCAAATGAGTTTGCAAGTTGAATATCAAAAAACCTTAACTAAGAGTTTTAAAGAAATTAACGAATTGCGTAATTCAGATGGAAGTATTAAAAATGAAAAAAAATACTATGAAATATTACGCGCTACTGGATTAAAAAATAATGAAGCACTAAAAGTTCTTAATGATAAATTAAAGCCATTAAAAGATGAAGAAGATGTATTGTTGCAACTTTTTAAAGGTAACGCAAAATATCTTGACGCAGTTAATGAAGTAGGAAAGGCTAAAGAAAAAGTTGCTAAAAAAGACGAACAATATCAAACTAACTCTAAAAAAGCATTTGAGCAAAGCATTAAAGCACTTGAAGAACAATTAGATGGATTAGATAGATTTAGTCCAGCGTACGATACTATAAACGGTTTATTAATTATTCAAAAAGAATTATACGATCAGCTTTTTGGAACTATAAAAAAAGGACAAAAAGAAGTTCAAGAGGGAATAATGTTAACAGATGAGCAAGTTTATTACGAATATTTTGCGTGGTTAAAACTAAAAGAAGCAACAGAGCAATATATTAAAACATTATCAAGCGGAGCAATAGAAAAAGGGTTAGATTCAATTGGATTTTCTGCTGCTAAAATGTTTTTAGACTTTGACGAACAAGGCAAAAGCACCTTTGACAAACTTATCGAGGGCGCAGATACAATGAAAGAGAGATTTGCGATAGGATTCCAAGCAATTGGGGATTTATTTCAAGACACTTTAAATTTTATGTCTCAAGGCAGTGCTGCTTATTATGCAAATAGGAGAGAGGAATTAAAGCAAGACACTCAAATTGCACTTGCTTTTGCTGAAGATTCCCAAACCGCACAAGATGAAATTAAAAGACAGGCAGCCGAAAAAGAAAAAGAATTAAGACGTAGAGAATTTAAAGCTAAAAAAGAACAAGCTATTTTTAATATTGCCATAGACACAGCTCAAGCAATTGCAGCAACTTTAGCACGTGGCGGTTTCTTTGCAATACCATTGACTTTTATTGTTGGAGCTTTAGGTCTTGCTCAAATAGCAATGGTAAGTTCTCAACAAATGCCAGCCTACAAAACTGGTACAGATAACCACATTGGAGGAAAGATGCTTGTAAATGATGGTAGTGGTTCAAACTACAAAGAAACAATCCAAACGCCAGATGGTAAGATTTATCAACCTAAAGAGCGTAATGTAATAATGAACGCACCAAAAGGTACTAAGGTATTTACTCACGATCAATGGCAACGTAATTTAGATAATATTTTAACTAGCAATAGCATTAACTATGCTCAACCAAATGTTGTTGTAAATAGTGGAATGAGTGATGAGCAAGTAGATAGGATTGTAAGTACTATTGCAAACAAGCAAGAAAGTCATTTATCTTTGGATAAAAGCGGAATTAAGCATTACGTTTCCAACGGACACACTACAAAAGAAATATTAAACTCACAAGTAACATTCGGTAGATAATGGCGCACCCATACGATGAAAACGGATTTAGACACTATTTAAAGTTTTACGACTTTGATATGGATTGGTACGAAATAGCAGAGCCAGTTGGTTTTGATGGTGCTAAATACGTTAAGAAGCAATTGCCAAATAGATGGACTAGAGATGTAGAGTATTTTGCTATTGAGGGATTAACATTCCCTGATGGTTTTGTAGGTAAATTAAGTGCGCCTAGAGTTTACACACCGCAAGGAGATACTTCAAATTATATGGATTATGGTTTTCGTTTTTTAATGGAAAACAGACGCATTAAGGGAAGCGAAATGAAAGTAGGTTATAAGATTAGCCGAAATGGTGTTGACTTTAGAGAGTTTGAACTAGACAATAGAGAAGAAGATTTAACCGATGGCGAAACGTACTACAAAGCGAAATTAGTTGAGATTGGATTAGTGGCTGACCATTTCAGAAACTTAAAAAATACTTTTAACGCATTTTCAGATAAGAATTGGAAAGACGAAACTATTATACCTATTGTACCTTTTAACTATTTGGTTAAAGCTACACCTCAAATAAATAGAAGTGTATTCAAATTGTCTAGCAATTTTCAGTACAACAGAAATAATTTACAAGAATTTACTGTATTTTTTGGTTTAAATCCAAGTCAGTTTATAGAACAAAGCGAAATTGATAATACTTTAGGTTGGATATCTCCAGCAGATTTAGTATTTAATAATTTTGGTTTGATTGAAGCGGTTATCGAAACTAAAAACTTAAAAGGAACTATTGATGTAGACTTTGATTATGAATTTAGGCGTGTAATTGCTGGAGATCCACCACTTGAATACGGTTCTATTTCTTTGAGATTGAATATGTATGTAGGAACAACGGCTGCGGTTGATGAAAGCACTTTATTTGAAACATTCTTAACTAGAACTTCTCCGACAAGTGAAAGCAATCAAAATGGAACAATTACTCAAAGTTATACTTTTGAGTTAGATAATTTGCCAGTAGGTCAAAAGATATTTATTTTTTATAAAATTACTTTAGGCAATAATAGACGTATTGAATTATTATTCAGAAAAAACACAATCGAACTTGAAGCAATTAATACTGATTTAGATTTGGTTGTTCCCGCAGTTCGTTACTTTGACTTAATCAAACAAGGTGCAAAGTACGTAAATAATTTACCCGTACTATTTACTAATTTTAGTCAGTTTGAACAACAAGCGGTTTTTAGCCGTTCATTACTTGAGCAAAGAAAGGAATTATACACAACAAATGAAAATCTACAAATGTCTTTGCAAGAGTATTGCGCTGATGTGGAAATATCAAAGGATAATTTAAACATAAGACAACACCAAGACTTTTATGAGAACAACGAAATAAGTAGCTTTTTAGTTATACCTAGTGAGGACTATACAGAGCCGTATGATGAAACGTATTTAATTAATAATATTGCTTACGGTTATAAGAATTACGAGCAAGATCGAACATCTAAAAATACAGCACAATCTTTTCACACGTTTGCCGAGTTTTTGCCAAGGAATGAAAGAGCTGATAAAGATAAAAAAATAGAGAATGAGTTTATACGTGATCCGTTCTTAAAACAAGCTACATTCAATTTAGCAATTAGAACACCTAGCACTTCAACTGAAAAAGACGAAAAGTTATTTATTGAAGATATTGTGCCTTTAGCTCCAAATACATCGAGGGAGTTTGTTAGAACATTATTAGTTAGATGGCAAGATGGTAAATTAGAGATTTTAAACCGAAATACGTTAGGAACGAATGACGATGCTATTTTAAATTGGAATAACATCGGTTTGGCAGTAGGTGCTGGCTTCCAAATATTAAGCGGTGCAAATACTGGAAATTATACAATCTTTTCAATTAATGATATAGGAACTATTTTGACATTAACGCCAATAGGTAGCATATCACAAGTAAGTGGAAATTACACTATTAGAATGAAGCATTTTTACTCTAATGTAAATTGGCAAACTAGAACAACAGAGGGATTTAGTATTGCGCCAGAGGGTTACTCAAATTTAGCTTACACAATAAAACGTAATTTAAAGTACTGGTATTACTATTTAGCAACTGCTACAATGTACTGCAAGAAAGATATTAAAAATTCGTTCTTTAAAAACTTCGGTAAGTTAGAAACGCAGTTATTAACTGAAACAACGCCAGTTATTGAGGATGCAACAATACTTTATGAAGATTTGTTTACGCCTTTAGTTGAGCCGATTACTATTAAAGCTAAAATTGTTGCAGAGTATAATGATGTAGTTGACTATTTAGAGAATTACAGAACTACAAAAGGGTATGTAAGACTTTTTACACCAACAGGTAAAGTTGTAAAGGTTTACCCAAAAGACTTTCAATATACGTTAGCCACAAATGAAGCGGTAATACAAGGGGAAAAGAAGTATGAAGATGAATATTTAAGAATTACAATCGATGGAAATATAGTAAATGTAAACGATGCGCCTTATGATTTACAAGGCGTTGCCGAGTGGTTTAGAACGCAAAATGACTTCATTCAGCTTTACGATAAAAAAAGCAATCCATTGAGTAATTTTTATCGATATGATTTTGTACTTTTGAACGGTGTTAAATATAATTCTATAACAGAATTAGTTACACAATTAAACTTAGTAGTATGGACTTAGCATTTGTCAGACTATATTTAAACGACTTTCAAAGCGCATTAAAAGGCGATGACAGTAACGATGTGCGTATTGCTAAGTATGCTTATATCCAATTATTACCTTGTGGTATATTAAGTCAATTCAGTAGATGCAAAGATGGCGTTTCATTTGTAGGAGGTATAAAGGTTGAGCTTATTGATTCTTGCGAAACAGTTTTAGAAAATGTAACGAATTTCTTTGCCTATGATACTTTCATTCAAGATGGACTGTCGCAAATTAATTGGGAGTTTGGTAAAGTAGGCAAAGATTATTATTACAAGCCTTTGTTTTTAAAGATAACTGACTTAGTAAACGAAAATGTTTACTATTCTAGTAGGTTTTTAATGACAAATATGGATAGTGAGCTAAGCACTAACTTTGTTTATACTGAAAACACTCGTTTCAGAGGCATACCATACGATATAAAGCCTTTTTACCAGCAAGTAAGGTTTTATAAGTGTTTCTATAAAGATTCAGCTAATACGTCTAATTTAAAGGAATACACTCAAACAAGTGGGCGTATTATGAATTATAGAAATATAACTACTTTTATAAAGTCATTTGTATTTGACAAATTAGATATAGCTATTGACAATCGTATGAATGAAATGTTTGCTCACTCTATTGTTTACGCAAATGATGAGCGAATTAAATTACAGTCTTACGAGAGTGAAGAAATTGTTGGAGATACTAACTGGAAGTCAGCTAAAATTAGTTTAAATCCACAAGATGAGTATTTTACTTTAGGAGTTCAAGTATTAGAAGATTTAACTTTAGATTTAATACCAAGTGGTAGTTATACAGTTGATTTGTTCCCTAATGATATTGTTGGAACTTTTAACCAAGTAGTAGCGTTGGGCATTGGTACTTTAAAAATATATGACGAGTTTAATACATTAATTGTTACTTTTACAGAGGAAGATATTACGCTAGTTGATAACGAGTTTACAATCGATAACAGCGCATTTACCAAAACATTAAAGAGTTATTACATTATAATTACAGAGGGATTATTTATTGGTTTAGGTTGTAACAGTTTCAAAGTAAGTAATATTAATGAGTTCACTTTTGAGATAATAGGCGGACAATACGATCCAGAGGATTATGACACAACAAATGATTATACATAAGATATGAGTACACTAGCACAAATAACCGCAGCGATAGATGATGACATTCGCAACAAAACACCTTTAGTTCTCAAAGTTGAACACGCTGACGTTGAGCAGTTGATAACCGATGAGATGTTTCCAGATTCAGCTAAATTAGAGTGGAGTGGTTCAGCAGTAGTTGATCCAATTGCTGATATTGTCGTTAACCCATCTTTATCAACCCTAGCAAAGATTGAGTTTAAGATTTACTTTGAAAAAATAGGTAATCAAGTATTTGGCAATGGAATAATTAGAAGTAAAGAAAACAGTATTGATATTGGTACAGTTTTACTAGCTACATTTCCAACAAACACCTATAAGCCGTTAACTACACATTCAACACGCGTTCCATTAATAATGGATAATAATGCTTCTCCAGCAATGTTGCCTAATGGCTTTTTATATATTGGTGTAGCGGGTGTTAGTCAAGGATTGTTTTTTACAGGTACTTTTCCAGTATCTAATAACCGTTATTTTAATTTAAGTTTTCATTATAAAGTAGCAAATTAATAAATTATGGCAATAGAAGCTCAATTAATACAGACACAACAAGCAGTTTTTGCGGATAACATTTGCAATCCGTATATGACTTTTAACAATGCAATTACCTACGATTTTACAAGTGGTGTAGGGAATGCAACTGTTACCAATTCAGATGAAAAGACTTTAGTAGGTAGTAAAGCAATGAAAATACGTGCTTTAACTACTTCTAGCTGTAATTTTAACGCAAATGATAGTTTTGACTTTACTGTTAAAACCGATGGTATTCATAATATACAATTTAGAGCGTTTAAATCCGATCCGACGGCAGTTGTGAATATGGTTGTAAATGTTTTTATTGATGGAGCTTTAACGGCAGACAGAACAATCAATGTAGAAATGGATTCGGCTAATGGTTTTGCAGATGATACGTGGAATTTGTTTTATCAATCTTTTACGGCTTTAGCGGGTGATGAGGGTTCAATTTCTTTTTCATTTGAAAGCGATACCGTTGATTGTATTGTTTATTTAGATGCTTTTAAAATAGAAGCTAGTAATCAAAATCAATTAGCACCGAGTATTTATACAGATCCACAATTCTTAATAAACAAATGGTCTAGGGTTTATAACTTTGATAATACACAATTATTATTTGAAGATACCGCAATAGATTTTAGTTTGTTTGAGGGTACTTTTGAAAGTAATTGCGGAAGTGAAATATTATTTGAGGGAGCAGGTTTTATACCAACTAGACTTAATAGCTTTTTTACAGTTAATTGTAACTTTTTAGCAAAAGTGCCTAGTGGAACTAATTTACATATTGACGCTGAATTATTAATAGATGGTACGGCATATTATGGCGATTGTAAATTTTTACAAAAGGCAGTTGATGAATTTGAATACATTAACTTTTCTTTTCAAATCCCTTGTAATCAAGTTTTTTTAGATGGTGGCGGTGCGGTTTATTTAACTGCAAAAGGAAACGATATTGAAATAAGCAGACGCAACTTAACGATTTCAGAAACAGTAAATTCAAACTAAATGGACTTTATAATAAGAAAAGATATTTACGGCAGTTGGTGGCACGACTTTAATAACAATGCTACTAAAGTAAATATTAGCGACTTTGAGTGTGTTATTGATGAAGTTGCTAATACGTTTATAATTCAAAATAAAAACGGTTCAAATGTACCTAGCAAAGCTGTTAGCATAGCTGATGTAAAAGTTATTAATCAAATTGTTTCAAACACGCCAATATCTTTTAGCGGTGCAGTTGGGTTAAAGAATTTACTTACTTCTTTGAATTATACGCCTTATGTAACAAGTGGTGGCGGTAGTGGCGCAGTTGATTCTGTAAACGGTCAAACTGGAGTTGTTATTATTCCTTTAGACTATTTGCCTTTAGCGGGTGGCACAATGGATGCTGATGCTGATATATTCTTTGATAACGGTTCAAAAATTAGCGAGGGTGCATTAGATGCTGGTACTGGTGGAAATAAAGGTATAGCCTTAACGTGTGCAGTTGATTATGAATTTAAGTGGGAAGCAGGTGAAGTTTATATAACACAGTTAAGCGGAAATCAACTTGATGGCAAATATTTTACAAGGTCACTTCCAACGCCAACTGACGACGCATCAAAAGGTTTTTACGCAGGTAGTAAGTGGCTTACCTTATCGAATCAGATATATGAATGTTCTGACCCAACCGTAGGAAATGCTGTATGGGATTTAGTAGTTACTCCTACTCCAACACTAGACCAAGTTTTAACAGTTGGGGATAAAGTATTTGATTCAATTAGTGGCGATAGAACTTGGCAACCCGAAGACCGTTTAAAATATTGGCAAGTTCAAAGCGGAGTTCAAACATTAGATGATACTGTATTTCCAGATAATAGTTTAATCGAGGGCGTTATTCAAAACGATGATATAAATGCTACTGTTACATTTGATTTTGATGGTGTTACTCCTTTTTATTTAGACCAAGCAATATCAACCGTTACTTTAAACGTTGGGGATTTCTTTCAATTAAAACACTTTAGCGGTGGTACTTGGATTCTAACCGTTACAAACAAGTCAAGTGGTGTTCCTACACTTCAACAAGTAACAGATGAGGGGAATGTAACGAGTAATGATGTAATTGTAAGAAATCCCGATGATGCTTTAAAACAAGTAATAATTAAAAGAGCAACTGATGGAGATGATACTTCTTCTGTTTTTGCGCAATATGATACTGATACATATATTATTGCTTATGCTCAAGAGGGTGCTTCTGCAATTGCAGGTTCTCTTTATGACCCAGCAGGTAATGGTGAATTTACGTTAAGTAATGGTCTTCTTTCAACATCTAATAGTCTTTGTAGTATGTTATTTCAAGGCGGAAACTTATACTTATCTTCTTTAGTAGACCAACCTTATATTGGTATGAGTGGCGTTGGTAATTCAGTTTCCATAAACACTAATTTACTTACAGGTAATAGATTACAAGAATTACCCGACAAAGACGGAACTTTTGCAATGCTTGACGATATTCCAGCTGCTGGAGTTACTTCAGTCGGATTAACAATGCCGTCTGCTTTTACGGTAACAAATAGTCCTATTACATCAAGTGGCGATATAGCTGTAACTGGTTCGGGAGCAGTATCTCAATACGTTCGTGGCGATGGTAGTTTAGCTAACTTTCCAACTTCAAGCGGTGCCGGTTCTTCATTATCATTTTATCTTAATGGCTCAGTTTCACAAGGCACATTTGGAGGAGTTGCATTTAAAGAAATGGATAGAACACCAATTCTAGGTGCAGGTACAGATTTTACAATAAATGCAAATGGTTATATTCAATCGTTCATTACAGATGCTGGAGTACCTAATTTATTAGAGATACCAGCTGGGAATTGGAATTTTGAAACCTATTTTAGTGCTTCAAGTGGTGGAGGTTCGCCATCATTTTACGTTGAGTTATACAAATGGAATGGTACAACTTTATCTTTAATAGCTTCTAATTCAGCAACGCCTGAAAATATAACAGGAGGCACAAGTATAGATTTATACGTTAGTGCTTTAGCAGTTCCACAAACTGCTTTATTAGCAACTGATAGACTAGCAGTTAGAATTTATGTTACACATAGTGGAAGAACTATTACACTTCACACAGAGGACAATCATCTTTGTCAAGCAATAACAACTTTCTCAACTGGACTTACTGCATTAAATGGACTTACAGCGCAAGTTCAAAATTTAGCAGTAGGAACAACAGGAACAGATTTTGGTATTGTTTCAAGCGGTTCAACACATACATTTAATATACCGAATGCTAGTGCTGCAAATAGAGGTTTATTAACTTCGGCTGATTGGACTACTTTTAATAGTAAAGCATCAACAGCTTATGTAGATGCAAAGGTAAGCGATGCAATAGTCGATGGAGTTACAACGGTTGCGCCTAGTCAAAACGCTGTATTTGATGCGTTGGCTTTAAAGCAAGATGAATTATTTGATTTTAATACTAGAAAGGGTTTTAATTTCTTTGAAGACTTTTTAGGAAATCCTTTAAATAGTAACTTTAATAGTTATGGAATTAGTACTGCTACAAGTGGCACAGGAGCACAAGTAGCGGTAACTACATCATATCCAAATAGAACAAATCAACAAGGTGTTGTTCAGTTAGGTAGTGGAACTACATTAACAGGATTAGCACAAATTACATTAGGTATTTCAGGTGGAACAAGTCACTATTTAGGAAATGGAGTTTATACAATACAAACTTTTGTAAATATTGAAACATTATCTACATCATTAGAAAGATTTTATGCAATTATAGGTTCAACAACAAATGCAAACCTTGTAAATACTAACGGAATATTTTTTATTTATGATGAAGGTGGAATTGGTGCTTACGGTGTAGCAAGTCCTAATTTTAAATGTGTAACAAGTAATGCATTCACAAGAACATTAACAACTACAAGTACACCAGTTGTAGCTTCACAATGGTATAATTTAAAAATAGTTGTAAATGCTGCTGCTACAAGTGTAGAATTTTTTATAGATGGCACTTCAGTAGCTACACACACAACAAATATTCCAACAGTTATTACTCCAAAAATTGCAACACAAAAAACAGTAGGAGTAACAAATAGAAATATGTTTTGTGATTATTTAGCAGTTAAACAAATTTATACAAATCCAAGATAATGATTAAATACAAGTACACAATAGAAAATCAAACTATTGAATGTTTGAATATTTCTGAAGTTCCTGATGGACTTAATTACGAAACTATCACTTTTGAGCAAGAATTTGAAGTAACTGAAGAACCTACGCTACCAATAGCCAACGAAATTGTTATTGATTTGCTTACAAAGCAAGTTGAAACGATGACTGAAGAGGAAAAAACAGATATTTTACAAACCCTTTTGACCCAATAGAGATGAAAGACTTAATTAAATCAATCCTAAGCGACGTTAAAAGTTGGAATAGAATATTAGTTAATCGTTGGCACTTACACGCTCCGATCGCTTTAATTGCGGGGTGCTTTATGTTTTGGCTACTAAAAGACACAATAAGCGATACTTATGTATCAACAGAAATAGCGTTTAAGATATTTGTACCTACATTTTTAGGAGGTATTTGCTTATGGTTGTTTGAAGCGTGGCAAAAGAAAGGGCGCATAATTGGAGAACTAGAAATGTTTGAGAGTAATAAGGACTTTATTGTCGGTTTATTTTTCTTACTTTGCGGAATAGTAATAACTTTTTTTTATTTTTATGTATAGTTTTTTTCAAGAATACTGGCAAACTATTATAGCTACAATAACTGCTCCGATTATGTGGTTTTTTGGTGGTAGAGCAAAACAACGACAAGATGCAGTTAGTACTATGAAGGTAATGTATGATGACTTTCTAACGGTTTATAAAAATAGAATGGATGATGTTATGCAGGAAGTTACTGATATTAAAAAACACAATCTTACTTTACAAACAGACTTTAATAATATTCAAATGAGTTACGCTAAAGAGGTTGAGAAATCACAAAACTGGGAAAAGTTACATAGACAATTAACGGACAAATATAACGAACTAGCAAAAGATTACGAAAGTTTAAAAGGACTTTATTCAAAATTAAAAACAGATTTTGATAATCATAAAAAATCAGCTAAATGAAACTCGATGATAACGGATATAAATTAATTCAAGGCTTCGAGGGATTGTCTTTAGTTCCTTATTTATGCAGCGCAAAAGTAGCGACCATAGGGTGGGGGAATATTTTTTACCCTAGAGGAATAAAAGTTACGATGGCAGATAAGCCAATTAGTTTAGCGACTGCCTCGTGGATGTTTAGAACAATAGCGGATAGGTTTGCAGTTGATGTAGATAAAATGATTAAAGCAAATCTTAATCAAAACCAGTTTAACGCTATTGTATCTCTAGCTTATAATATCGGACTTGCTGGACTTGCTAAAAGTTCATTATTGAAAAAAGTAAATGCTAATCCTAGCGATCCGACAATTACAAACTCCTTTATGATTTGGAATAAAGCAGGTGGCAAAGTATTAAACGGACTTACTAAAAGACGTGCTATTGAAGCTAAATTGTATTTTGCATAGATAAAAGGGTATATTTGTTGAAACTAAACAACAAAAATTATGGGCGTAAAAGGAAACCAAAACGCAGCAACCTACAAAAAAGATATTATATTATCTTATTTAAAAAGATTTCCAAAAGCTACAACGATGGCTATTTCACGAATGATATTTTTTGAAAACCCTTTAGACTTTAAAAAACTAGAGGGAGTTAGGGGGATGGTTAGACAGTACAGAAATGAAAGTAAACATAAATCCATCACGCTAGAGGGAGTTAGAACAGCAGAGGAGAAGAAATTAGCAATGCGACAAATTTCCGAACTTCCTGAAAGCGATTACTCAAAATTAGAGCCTTTCATCATTCCAAAAGGACAAAATAACATTTTAGTTTTAAGCGATATACATTTACCTTATCAAGATAATCACGCACTTACATTAGCTTTGAATTACGGACTTGAAAACAATGTAAATGCGGTTTATTTGAATGGCGATACGATTGATATGTACCAAGCGAGTAGGTTTACAAAAGATAGGAGATTGCGGGATTTAGCTGGGGAGTTGGAAATGACTCGGGAATTTTTAAAATTGGTACAAGGTATGTTTAAATGCCCGATTTATTTTAAGATTGGCAACCACGAAGCGAGATGGGAGCATTATTTACAATTAAAAGCACCCGAACTATTAGGAATTGACGATTTTAAACTTGAGCAAATATTACGCTTTAGAGAGTTTGGAGTAACTTTGGTAAAAGATAAGCAAATTGCAATGGCGGGGAAATTACCTATCTTACACGGTCACGAATGGTATGGCGGATTTGCGCCTCCAGTCAATCCAGCGAGGGGGTTATTTTTAAAAGCAAAAGAAAGCGCATTAGTCGGACACCACCATCGCACTAGCGAACACACAGAAAAGACTTTAAGCGGGGAAGTAGTTACAACGTGGAGTACTGGGTGTTTATGTGGTCTTGAACCTGAGTATGCACCTTACAACAATTACAATCACGGATTTGCACACGTTAAAACGGACAAAGAGGGCAACTATGAGTTAAAAAACATCCGCATCATTAACTATAAAATCGTTTAAAATGAAATATTTACTACTTGCATTTCTTATTGTTTCCTGCGGAGCAAAAACAATTAATAAAGACGAAAAGAAAACCGATAGTATTGCTACAACTATTGCAGTAGTGAAAACCGATAGCACTTCTATTGATAAAAAGGTATTGGTTTATGATGTTGAAACAGATGAAATCGTAATTGAAGCAGTAGATACAACCGAGCCAATCGAAATAACCAATAATGAGGGCAAAGTAACTAAATACAAAAACGCTCGTTTAAGCCGCAAAAAAAGAAAAGACAATACAATAGTAGTAAGTGAAAAAATAGTGGCTAAAATCGTTGTTGATTCAGTTACAAACGAGATTGAAGTGAATAAAGTTGAAAGCACAAAGATAGTTTACAAGGAGCAGTTTAATTGGGGAACATTTATTTTGCAACTCTGGTGGTTGTGGCTACTTATAATTTTAGCTATTTATCTAGCTTACAGCAGATATAAAGGTTATCTCAAATTTCCTTTACTTTGATTCCACAATACGAATGGATAAAAGAGGGCAAAGACTGGGTGCGAGTTGAAAAGCCGTTAAACAAATGGAAAGGAATACCTCCGATAGAAGATGAAATAAAAAAGCCACTAAATAAATAGTGGCTTTTCTAATCTATCAAACATCAAACATTATGAAAGGCAAATGTATGAATTAGTTTTTAATGTGCAATTAAAATTAGACATATCTTGCCAAATAGACGTATAGGTCTTAGTTTATCAGTTGTAGCCATAAGTTATATGAAATGCCTTGCTGACGTGTTCTAATTGACATTTTCGTTAGAAATTTTTAATTAAACCATTTGAGTTCAGTAGTTCCAACAAAACCTTTTTCCCATACATACCAAGCATAAGCAACAGCACTTCCACCTCCAGCAACCATCTTTTCAAATTCAGCGTTTTTTGCACACATCAGCCGAGAACTTGAAACATAAATTGTCTTTGGTGGATTTTTTAGGAATAGATTTTTTCTTCCTTTACCTTCCATAAATTGTAATTTCAAAAACATTGCAACCTTGTTTCCTGTTGGTATTATCTGCAATGCTTTTTCTACAAACTCCTGTGCATATTTGTAAGGTGGGTTTGTAATTACATCGCCATTCCATTCAAGGTTATCTATTCCTAAAAAATCTGTTTTTATTTCGCCAAATCCTCTATCCATCAAATCGCTACTCCTTACATTATATCCTTTGCTTTCAAATACCTTGCTTAAATGTCCTTCGCCACAAGCACACTCCCAAATATTTGGCGAAAATGTTTCAAGTTCTAAAAGCAATTCGGCTGCTTTCGGTGTGGTTGCATAGTAATCTTCATTCTGCCTTTCTTTGTCAGTATGGTTGCTTGCTCCCAATGTTTTATAGATGCTGTTGCTATTTCCTGTCCAATCTTTTGTCATTTCGTTATGGTTTAATTAAAAATTTCTTTATCGTTTCAATTCAAGTTTTGTGCTAAATAAGTCGGCACTTCATATAACAGCACCTAACCAAAAGCGGGCGAACTTATGCTACTGAATAGCCCGCCTTCGGTTAGCTGCGGCTCGTTATGCGGTATTCTGCGAAGTTTCATAGAAAATAGAATAAATATTTTAACCTTTTTTTATTCATATTTTAAATTTTTTATTCATATGTTTGTACTCGCGTCTGGGAGGAGTCGCCAAGCGTCTCCACTAAGGGAATAATTCCCTGATACCAGTCGCTTTTTTTATGTCTTTTTTTAATGGTATATTTTTGCTATATCGATGAGTCAGGAACACCAGAAGTTCCAGGAAATACAAGCCATTATGTATTGGCAGGTTTAGCCATTGCCAACAAACTAAAATGCCATAAGTTATTGCTACTAAAAGAATAACTATTAAAAGCACCAATCCCTCGTTATTTTCTTTCATTGTATTTTGCAGTTAAATATTCGTAAGCCAATCGGTTGCATTCTTTTGTTCCTCCGATAACTTCAATCTTATACTTTTCAAGTTTTCCGTTATACGGTTCTCGTTTCTCTATTCCTTTTTTTGGTCTTCCTGCCATATTAATTGATTTGATTGTTTATATTCCTTTGGTATTTTATCGATGATCCGCACACGCCAGCATCCGATTGCATCCTGTTCAACTACTCTAAATTCACTCGGCAAATTTACAATAGAATTATGATAGTGGCGCACTATAATAAACTTTGGATTTTGGATTGTTTTAATGTGAGATATTTTCATTTGGCAAACCTACAAATAAACTTTTATATAAAAAAATTTTTTTATTACAATTTAGATTCTATATTTGCCTCATCAAACTTTAAAAACATTTATTATGAATTACGACAATCTAGTATTAGGAGTTGGCAACAGTAGCCACCCATCGAACCAAGAGGAAACAGAAATTGAGTTGACTATTGAGGAGCAAATGGAAAATGAGATTTGCGATTTAGAAAGCAAAATTAGAGATTTAACAAACCGCATCAAATACCGAGAAGCGGTTAACAAGAAAATAGTTGAACTTTGCCAAGCGGTGTGTGGCGACAATACTTATATTTTTAACAAACTAAAAGAGATAAAATAAGATGGAAGATTTAATCAAATTTCAAGCACAACAATTAAACGCATTAAGAACCGAAAACGAGCGTTTAAACAACGAACTAAAACAAGCTAAAGACTTGTTTCAAGCACTTATTAACGATTGGGAGGTGCAAGATGCGGAAGTTTTAGAAACTAGACAACTCGATCAAGCGACTAAAGTGTTTGACGAGATATTTCAAAACCCGATTCAGCAACTTAACAACTTATACTAATGGACTACATCGCAGATAACATCGTATTACTTAGCTTTATTGCTGGTTACTTACTTCTTTTGATTGTGTTTATTGTTTGTATGTTATTATTCCCCGATGAAATGATACAAGATATTGATTGGGAGGATAGATTTAAAGATAAAGACAATGGATAGACGTAAAGATTACAGTAGTTTTAAAATAACTATCATTGAGTTATGGTTTAGATTTGAATACTTTGGTAGGCAAACATTTATCAATCGAATGGCGATTAGTTCTAAAAAACTTAATAGAATTATTGACGAGTGGGAGCAGAATGACGAGTGTATTTTAGTAGAAAGTAAATTAAATAATACTGCAAAAAGTTATTTATAGAAAAAAAGTTTTTATATTTGCAAAACAATCTGGTCAGAGATTGAAACAAAACTATAATCGATCCTAATTTTGCCTACTCTGACCAGTAGGATTTAAGTTAGGATTTTTTAATTTAAACATTATGAGTAAAGATTTATTCCAGTTAATGCGACAACAAGAGATTGAAACGCAAAATTTCCTACCTAATCGACTAGAGATCCAGTTCTCCGCACAAACATTCATCAAAGAAGTGTTAGATGCTGGAGAGATTGACAAAATTGAACTACTAGCGCAAGCCAAAAGAATGGGCGAAGCGTTAGATGTTATTAACGCTGAACTTATAAAAGTTATCCCACAAGAGAACTTTGAGGGTTACGGACTTAAAGGCACATTCAGAAGCGGAGGCGAAACGATTAACTACAAAGATTGCGAAGTTTGGAGCGACATCAACCGAGAACTTAAAGAACGTGAGGACTTACTAAAGTTAGCTTTGAAATCGCATAATGAAATATACGATGCGGCTGGAGTTCAAGTGCCTAAAGTTACTACAACTCCTCGCAAAAGTAGTATGGCTATATCATTTTAAATTACTATATTTACATTTCATAATTAACCGATGCAAGGTTCGGGCATCTTAACTCCGATCCATAAACAAATATATTATTATGAGTACTTCAAACAGACGTGCAGCATTTGCACAACCACAAAGCAATCCAGCCACTAAATTTATTGAGTGGAAATCAAACGACAAGTGTTTCAACTATTACGACAAAGAAGCGCAGAAAAATGTAGAAATACCTTTGCCTTTTAAGTTCTTAGTCCTAGACGAACTACATTGTATTAAAGGTTGGAATGATGCTTCATCAAGCAACATCTATTCCAACGAGGTAAAGTTCATTTCAAAAGAAGTAATGACAGTTAAACCTTTCAAGGGTAACGAGATTGCAAAAGGTTATTACAAGGACATTAAAGATAAAGTTGTTGCTGCTGGAGGACATTACACCAAGTCTATTTATGTAATGCTTGAAGATGGTTCACTAGCAAACATATCACTAAAAGGATCTGGAGTTCAAAAGTGGGGAGATTTCACACAGAAAACACGCAACAGACTTGCAGACGAGTGGGTAATAGTTGCATCAGCAGAAGATGGTAAAAAAGGCGCAGTTAAGTTCTCAACACCAAGTTTCTCTTTTGCAAACTCTATTTCAGATGAAGAAGCTAATATGGCAGACGAAGCGTTCAACATATTGGAATCATACCTTAAAACATACTTAGCAAAATCAGATATCGATGTTGTATTAAATGGAGATATAGCAAATGACTTTAATGATATGCAAGATGCTGGTATTGATGATGGATTAGACTTCTAAACGCCAAACAACACAACTAATTAAACCGCTATAACTAGCGGTTTTTTTATTTTAAACCGAGTTTAAAATTTTAAAGTATTTTAAACCAATAAAACGCTGTCAAGCCTTATAAACATTGAGTTTTAAACCAGTTGGTTTAAAATTTGAATAAAATTTTATTTTTTTTTATTTTACAAAAATTATTTTTTACCTAAAAAATTTTAAACTTGGTTTAAAAACAGCGTTAAGCCTTACTATCATTGAAAAGGTTGGTTTAAAATTAGTTGAAAATTTTAAACTAGGTTTAAAAAGTATTTTAAAATAAAATAAATAAATTATAAGTTTAATTAGTTTATATTAAAAATAATAAAGTATATTTGTAAAAAAATAATTATGAAAACAAAAGAAAAAATTATTGAGTTGTCTTTGAAAGGAATACCAGTTGATGAAATAGCTGATGAATTAAATGTTTCAATTCAAAATGTCTATAAGCATTTAAGAGCTGATAAAATAGAAAAGCAAGAAAGAAAAGATAGATTAGAAAAAAATATTAATCTTACTGATTTAGATATTGAAAGATTATCTGAAAGAATTTATTTAAAGATATTAGCGTATATTAATTAAATATTATTACATTTGCCTTTGTAATGTTCTGGTGGGTTCGTTACATCTAAAGAATTATTAAAATGTCCTTTAGGGAGTAGTTGCCACCACAACGAAACCTAAAGGATTTTTACTTTTAAATATTTATGGAAGAATCGAAATTAAAAAAGTTCTACGAAAACTTTTCTTTGATAACTGTATCAGACAATAAAGTGCCAAACTTCTCTTGGAAGCATTGTCAATCTGAAAAACAAAGTTGGGATGGCTTTTACAAAAACTTTAATTACAAAGGCGGTATATTTAAAAAGGATGGGACTGAGATACCAGCAACTGATAACTTTGGCATTGTTACAGGTTTTGAATACTTAGAGTGTATTGATGTTGATTTAAAAGTTTTTTCAACTGCAAAGGAGCAAATAGCTTTTTGGGATGAGTATATTACTTATTTAAAAGATAATATACTAGATTTTGAAGATAAGGTTATAGTTTACAAAACTAAAAACGCTGGATTTCATTTGCTTTACAAATCGAAAAGAGTTGATGGTAATTTAAAATTAGCGAAGTTAAAAGGACATAAAGAAGCCGTTATTGAAACAAGAGGGATAGGCGGTTATATTTTTACATATCCTGATAATAAGGTTTATAAGAAAAGTTACCACGATGTTGACTTTATATCTGATGAAGATAGAGAAATCATCATTAGTTTCTCTAAAATGTACGATTATCAACAACCTATAAAAGAAGTATCTGAAACAAAGAAGATAAAAAGTGAATATGTTGAGGGAGAAATATTGCCTTGGGATGACTTTAATGATAAGAATAGTATTTTTGATATTGTAGCTTCTGAATTTACAATAGTTGGAAACCATAAGGATAAATACATAATAAAAAGACAAGGAGGGACTTCTCCACATAGCGGTTACATTTATAAGAATGACAACATAATGTTTCTTTTTTCAACTGGCACAATATACCCGCACGAAAAACCAATATCTCCTTACACAGCTTATACATTTCAAAACTTTAATGGAGATTATAGTGCTTCGGCTAAGCAAATTTACATTGATGGTTATGGAAGTAGAAAAGTAAAGCAAGAGTTAGAGCCTAAAGAAAAAATTGTAATTAACAAAACAGACTTAGAGTTCCCTATTGATATATTTCCAAAGTCAATTCAATCTTATATTTTAGAGTGCAATCAAACATTAGATAGCTCAGTCGATTATATGAGCTGTTCCTTGCTGTGGCTTACTTCTTTAAGTATTGGTAACAGTATGCAAATTGAAGTAAAAAGAGGTTGGACTGAAAACGCTACAATTTGGGTTGCTATTGTTGGTAAAGCTGGTATAGGTAAAACACCGTCTATATCAAATATTATATTCCCTTTAGAGAAAATTAATAATAAGGAAATTTCAAACTACATAAAGGAATACGAAAAGTACGAGTACTACAACGGACTTTCAAAGAAAGACCAAGAAGAATGTATGGAGGTAAGTAAGCCAATAAAAAAACAATTTATTGCAAATGATATTACTATTGAAGCCTTAGTTGATTTGCACCAACAAAGCGACAATTCAGTTGGAGTTTTTAAAGATGAACTAGCTGGATGGTTTAAGGATATGAATAAATATAAACCAGGTTCTGACTTAGAGTTTTGGCTTTCAACTTGGAGTGGTAAGTCCGTTAATCTAAATAGATTAACAAGAGCTGGTTCATTTGTAGCAAAACCTTTAATCCCAGTATTAGGAGGAATACAACCTAGTATTTTTAATTCATTTTATACTGATGATAACAAGGATAATGGTTTTATGGACAGAATGCTATTATCGTTCCCTGATTTGAGTATTGAAAGCTATAATGATAACGAAATGAATTATGACACAATTCAATGGTATAGTGATACCATTATCGCTTTTTATGACACGATTAGAAATAAAGTAATACAAAGGGATCAAGACGGAGCAATAACACCTAAAATTGTTAAATTCAATGCTGAATCGAAATTAGAATGGATGCGTATTTTTAACGAGATAACAGAAATTCAAAATAGCGAAAGCGAAAATGAGTATATGAAATCTATGCTGCCAAAGCAGAAGTCTTATATTCCTAGATTTGCTCTTTTAATACACGTTTTTGGAGCAATAGGGCAAACAAATTATAATTTAGATGAAATATCTGTTGAATCAATTTTAAAGGCTGAGAAGCTATCTAAATACTTTATTGCTATGGCTAAGAAAGTTAAAGTTGATAGTATTGAAGTTTCAGAAATTAGAAAGGTTTTAAAAGTAAATGATGGAAAAACCAACAAAGATAAATTTGCAGCTCTTTATAAGTCAAACCCATCATTAAATAAAAAAGAAGTTTCAGAACAATTAGGCGTTTCTCTACAAATGATTTACAAATATGTTAAAGAGCTAGAATAATGACAAAGTATGAATATTTATTTGACGCTGACAATAAGTTAGTTCATAAATCGGAAGCAATTAGACTAAATGAATATAGGTTATATCCTGACGAGCCTTTAGATTACATTTATAAGCAAGGGGATGAAAGAGAATACTTTGCAAAAAAGATTGAAACTAACAATGTTTTTGGTTTTGTAGGATTAAAAGAGCAAGGAATTTATGGAGAATCTCCAGAGCATTATAACGCTAAAATGAAAATAGTTCACGAAAGTAAATACTTTGATACTATTTTTAATCAATGGATTGAATTTGATTTAGTAGTTCCAGAGTTTTACCACGATATTAAAAAGAGACCAGACCTATCTTGTTATGATGCTAAAAACAAATTAGTTTGTTGTATTGAGATTTGCTGGAGTAATGCTAAAACAGAAATAGATATAATAAAACTAAAAGAATTAAAAGTTCCAATAATTGAAATACATTTAAAAGATGACAACAGATCTAAACACCTTGTACTCACAGAAGTACTCGAATCTAACAGAGAAAAACTTAGAGTTCTTGAAAATGAACAACTTAAACTTGAAGAATCTTATAAAAGATTTTCCGAAGAAAAGAATACAGATTACTCAAGAATTATCTTTGAAATTGAAAAGTTTGAAAGAGAATCAGAGGAATATATTAAATCAAAAACTACAAAGATTAATAATTGGTTACAAAAAAGATTGCCAGCAGATAATTCAAAGCAACGAGGAGTTTTTAAAGCTAAATTGTCAAAACAGAACAGAATCGATTTTAACCTTGAGGAAATTGATTACTATTTACAAGAAAGACTTAAAAGATTTACAAGAGAACCAAGCGTTGCAGTTGCAATTAAAGAAACTGAAAATAGAATATCAAAATCAAAACTTAACAATGAAAAACTTGATTATAGAATCGGAAAACTTGAATCAGAAATTGAATCAGTTAAATCAGAGCTTACAGAAAGAAGAAATGCTTTTAATAAAATTGCAGAAAAAAGCAAAATTGAATGGTTTAGAAATAATTGGATAATAAATAAACCACAAAATTTAATTCAGGAAATAAAATACTGGCTATGCTAACACTTCGAGATTACCAAATAAAGCTATCAAATGAAGCCACCGATATATTAAAGCGTAAAGGATTGGTTATATTGTGCCTAGCCGTAAGAACAGGCAAGACATTAACATCTTTGCAGACAGCTGAAAATTATGGAGCTAAAAATGTTTTGTTTGTTACAAAGCTAAAAGCATTTAGCTCTATTCAATGGGATTATGACCAGATGGATTATAGTTTTAAGATAACAATTATCAATAAAGAATCGTTACATAAAGTCGATGATAGTTTTGATTTAGTTATTTTTGATGAATTTCACGGCTATTCAGCATACCCAAAGCCATCTGTATTTCAAAAGTTAGCTAGGAAAAAATATAGCCATTTGCCTATGATTTTATTATCAGGTACACCTACTCCAGAGAGTCATTCGCAATGGTATCACAGTTTGCAATTATCAGATAACAGTCCTTTCAAGGAATACAAAAACTTTTATAAATGGGCTGCCGACTTTGTAAATGTAAAGCAGAAGAACTTAGGCTTTACCAAAATTAATGACTATTCAGATGCAGATATAAAATATATTCAAAGAAGAATTAAATATTTTATTTTAACTTTTACCCAAGCTGAATCAGGTTTTAAGACTGAAATATCAGAGATGGTAATTGATGTTGAAATGAAGCCTATTACCTATCAAATAATTGAAAGACTTAGAAAAGATTTAGTTGTAAAAAATTCACAAGGGCAAATAATATTAGCAGACACAGCAGTAAAATTGCAACAAAAACATTTACAGTTAGCTAGTGGAACTTGTAAATTTGAAGATGGATCTAGTAAAGTTATTGACTATTCAAAGGCTGAATATATTAGAGATAATTTTAAGGATTATAAAATAGGAATATTTTATAAGTTTAAGGAAGAATTAAATATGCTAAAAGAAATTTTAAAAGATAAACTTACAACAGATTTAGATGAATTTAATGAAACTGACAAATGGATTGCCTTGCAATTTCAAGCAGGGAAAGAAGGAATTAGTCTTAAAAAAGCTAATTATATTGTTGCATTAAATATTGATTTTAGTAGCTCAACTTACTGGCAATTCAGGGATCGTATGGGTACTTTAGACAGAACAGAAAATCAAATATTTTGGTTATTTTCAAAAGATAATGGAAAAACAAAGTCTATTGAAAGAATGGTTTACAAGAGTTTGATGAACAAAAAAGATTTCACTCTTGATTTGTACAAAAAAGATTTTGGAATTTCAGATAAAATTAAAAAAACATTTAGTAGAATTAATAGATAATTTTGTATCTTTGAAAAAGCGAGTACGACCGCTATCAAAAAATTATTACAATTCCCGATTATTTAGAGTGTCGTACCTCTTTTTAATCGGGTTTTATATTTTAATATTATGGAAGTTTGGAAACAAATAAAAAATTATGAAAATTATCAAGTATCTAATTTTGGAAATGTAAAAAGTTTAAATTTTAATAAAGAAAAAATTTTAAAAATTAGATTTTTACCTACTGGTTATTGCAGAGTTAATTTATGCAAAAATAACAATGCTTTTGATTTTTATATTCATCGACTTGTTGCTGATGCTTTTTTATTAAAATTAAATAACAGTTTTCAAGTGAATCATATTGATGGAAATAAATTAAATAATAGAATTGAAAATTTAGAATGGTGCAATCAAAGTGAAAATATGCTTCACTCTTATAAAATAGGATTAAATAAAATAGGAGAAAATAACAGTAAATCTAAATTAAGCAATAATGATGTTTTGGAAATAAAAAATAGTTCTTTATCATATACTGAATTATCTAAAATTTTTAATGTTAGTAAATCTTTAATTTGTTTAATTAAAAATGGTAAAAAAAGAATTTTATGTTAGAAAGCAAAATCCAAAGCAAAATAATTAAAAAATTAGAGCTACAAGGTTATTTTGTAATAAAATTAATATCTACAAATAAAAACGGCATTGCTGACATCATAGCCTTAAAAGATGGCAAAACAATTTTTATAGAAGTTAAGCAGCCAAATGGCGTTTTATCTGAATTGCAAAAGTTAAGAATTAAGCAATTAACGGATTTAGGTTTTGATTGTAAGGTCTGGACAGACTATGAGGTAGATTTTATGTTAAATAATTAGTTTAATAAAAAAATTCTTTTAATATTTGTTCAAACATTAAAAATTTACATTATGAGAAAACAATTTTACATTTGGACACAAGAGAACCAACACTCTGAAAATTATTACAGAACAGAGCAGCACGCTAAATTAAGAGCCGAGTTGAAAGGTTATGAGAATTACGAAATTAGAGAAGTTTACACACGATGAAACCAACCGACTTAAATTTATCAATTACGCCAAAACTTTCAAAGTTAGGCAGACCTTACAGACACTATGGAGCTTTTGATTTAGAACAAGAAAGTAAGTGGATAAACAAAATGGAAAGCAGACCTTTTATTTATATGTTTATTTATACTGATGATAATAGTTTATTTGCTTTTGAGTATAGTTATGGGATGGAGTTTAAAAGCAAATGGGTTCACGAAAAATGTAGAAATTTTTTAAATAATATTAAATTTTAAATTATGGATATTTCAAAATGCAACGATAATTTTTGTCCCTCAAAAGAAATTTGTTATCGGTTTACTGCGCCAGCAGGATTTAGACAAGCATACATTAACACAAACAGAGAGTGCGATGCTTACAACTGCGATTTATTTTGGCACAATGGCACTTGTAAATATTGCGGACAAAAAGAGGGAGTTCACAAAATGAGCTGCGAAACTAGAAAAATACAAATAAACTTATGAAAAACATACATAAAATAGGAAAAGAATTGTTCATTACTTCTGATGAAGAAATTAAAGAAGGAGTTGACCAATGGTATTTAGATAAAGTACTAAATGAACCTTACAACTCAGGAGGAGCACAATACTCCTCAAA